TAGAAGCTGAAGCAATATATAAATTGCTAGAATTTTGGGTTAAGCAAACTTTTATTGATACCGCAACAGAAGATGAATTTGTTGACTATCATGCAATGCTTTTTGGGGTAACTAGAAAACAAGGAACTAAAGCAACTGGGGAAATATTAATAACAGGAAAACCTGGCACTACGATACCCGCTGGAACAATAGTATTAAAAACAGATGGTACAAAGTACCGATTGCTTTATGATACAACAATATTATCAAATGAAAAAGCGATTGCTGTGGTGGAATGTTTACAAAGAGGGGAGATTGGGAACTGTGCTATTGGAGAAATAGCAAATTTTGAAATTGCTAATGCTAATATTTTTACAGTGATTAATGAGAAATCGTTTACAAATGGATATGAAAAAGAACCTAATGATGTTTTAATATCAAGAGCGAAAGAAAGAATACTAAAACCAGCACATAGTGGAAATATTTATGATTATGAGAAATGGGCAAAAGAAGTAGATGGAGTCGGTAGAGTTCTTGTTGAGCCATTGTGGAATGGAAATGGAACGGTAAAAGTAAGGATTGCCAATTACAAAAATGGAGTAGCCAATGAGGACTTAATACAAAAAGTAAAAGAAAGAATAGAAGCAGATAACGGTAGACCAGTCGGAGCTAATGTTACTGTAGTAAGTTTTGATAATAAAGATATTGAAATAACTGTTGGAGTTATATTAAGCCGAGGGGTGAAATTAAGCAATATATCAGATTTAATTATCTCTAAAATAAAGCAACAGATAAAAGATAATTCAGCGATTTATACTTTGAACAATCAGGAAATATTATCAATTAATCGAGTTGAAAAAATAATTTTATCAGTTGATGGAGTTGAAGATTGTAAAGTTTTAATTAACAATGATACAAAAAATATAATAGTAGATAGTAATGAAATATTAACAATAACAGGAGTTGTTGTCAATGAACAGTAAAATAAAGGCAGTATCGAAAATCGCTAGAAATAGTTTGCAAATTGACTTAATAAAAAGTCTAGTAGTAGAAACTCAGGAGATAAAAAAAAATATTGAAAAATATAAGGAATTTGCCTTTTTAAACTTTTTCAATGAAGAACAAATTTTAAAATATGAAAAATTTATGAATTTAGAAACTGACCTTAGTTTAACTCTACAGGATAGACGAGATAAAATTTTATATTATTTATTATCAAAGAGAATATTTTCGCCTTCTAACTTAAAAGAACAGGCTAGAATATTTGTAAATGGAGAAATTGAAATAACAGAAGTGTTTAACGAATACTATATTATTATAAGATTTACAAGTATTTACGGAGTGCCACCCAATTTAAAAAATTTTATTAATTTTATTGAATTAAATAAACCTGCCCATTTGGGTTATAAAATAGTTTACAGTTATATGACTTGGGATGAGTTTGATAGATACAATAAAACTTGGGATTCTTGGGATTTGTTAAATTTAAATTGGGAAGATAGAGAAAAATATAAAGAGTAAAGGAAGTGATTTAGTATGCCAGCAATAAATAAAACAAGTTTAGGACTTAACCAATGGCTTGGGAATGAATACCCTAAGAGAATTGATTTTGTTGAAGACAATAAAATAATAGATGATGAATTAATTAAGAGGGTAAAATATACAGATGTAGCAACAGACACAACAGCAGGAATAGTAACTCTTAATACGATAAGCGATAAAATAAAACTAGAAGCTCCAAAACCTGATTTGACACCATATATTCCATTTTCAAAAGGATATAGGAATAGTAGTAATAGCGACTTTGTACTAAGAGGCAATAATACTGACTGCTGGGCACCACGACATCTGTATATGTATCTTGAAAATGGTGACTATATGGGCTGTTTTCATGTAAATGGAGGAAGAGCTTACTATAAAGTTCCAAAACGTAACGGAGGAAACTGGTGTGAAATCATGGATAATCACGATATGACTGCAAGAGATAATCGTATGAATAGTATGGATGCTGATAGAAATAATGTTAGAAATTTAGCACAAGACGCTTGGAATAAAGCAAATGATGCACAATTAAATAGAGTTGTTAATATGCGATTGGCAGGATATATAAATGCAATAATTCGTGGAGTGGATCAAGGAAATGAACGAGTGGGTTATGTAGTTACAGGGGTTAATAATTTTAATGCTGATTCTGTTCCAGATTCGATTCACATGAGATGTTTACAATTCCAATTCGGACACGGTGGTTGGGTTACTGTTTGGGGATAGATAAAAAAGGAGAGATAAAGAATGATATTTAAAACAAATGAGATAAAAAAAGAAAGTACGACAGATGATTTTGGGAATACAATTAATTATGTGGGCATGTACAATGAAAAAGGAAATATATGGTATGAAGAACTGAAAAAATTTAAAAAAGATACATTAAAAATAATGTACAATAATGACACATTACAAGTTTTGAGCACAAACAAAGAGGCGTCGTTTTTAGCTCCAACAATGGTTGGGGATGTTGTGGAAGAGATAGAATATCAGGAAGTACAAGTAAATCCAAATTTATATTTTGTGGATGGAAAAGTTGTAGAATTACAGAATTATGAAACTATAAAAAATGGTGAAATTGTATTTAATCGAGACAAACGAATAGAAGAAATAAAAAAAGAATTATACGATTTAAGAGTTGAGCGTGATATTGCACCGTTTGAATTTGAAGTTGATGGTGTGGCATATTTGCAAAATAACAGGAGTATAGATCAATCAAATTTAACAAGAATTGTCGTAATGTGTCAAGCATTGAAGAAAACAACTTTTGAGAATTGGAAATTTTATACAAAAGAAAACAGTGAAAAATACGTAAATTTAACTATACAGGATATGATGAAAATGGCAAACATAATGCAAGAACAGACTACTAAATCAATGGCTTGGAAAATCTAACTGACGAGGAATTAAAAAAATATAATGCAAAAGAAGAATATGAAAAAGCATATAAAAATATGTAGAAGGAGGATTCATGGAATTAGAAAAAGATAAATTGTATATTTCATTCCACAAACCAAAAAGCATTATAGGCTTTTTGATAACATTAAGAACATTAGGAAAATATTCTCATTGTGAGTTTATCTATAATGATTATGTATATTTATCAAATCCTGGTGGTGTACGTATAAAACCTTTTATTTATAAAGATAATATGGATATTTTTGAATTAAATAAACATATTGAAGTGCCAATTGTGTTGAAAGAGTTTGTGAAACTGAAAGGTAAAGGCTACGACTACGGAGCTATATTTTTCAGCCAGTTGTTGGAGCTGGGAATTGAGCATAAGGATAAATATTTTTGTTCAGAATTGTGCATACATCTAATTAACAAGGGATTGGACGAAAGTCTAACATATAATTTAAAGAAATTAAAGGCTAGTGAGCTCAGTCCTGCAAAGTTGTATAAGTATTTAAAAAATATGGAATTATTAGGAAGGAAAGTGATGTAAATGGAAAGATTCAAAAAATTTTTAGATTATATTTTTGAAGTTGAAGGTGGTTTTACTGATGATGAAAATGACAGAGGTGGTAAAACTAATTGGGGTATAACGGAAGAAGAAGCAAGAGAATTTGGCTATACTGGAGATATGCGAAATTTAACAAAAGATTTTGCAAAAAATATATATCTAAAAAAATACTATCTTGGAAACAAGCTGGATAAAGTTGTAAATGATAAAGTGGCACTATCTATATGCGACTGGGCTGTAAATAGCGGCAGAAATGGAACAAAAAACGCACAAATTGCTATAAATCAATTGACAAACGCAAATCTTGATGTAGACGGAATAATTGGAAATAAAACACTAGAAGCAATAAATTCAGTAGATCCTGAAAAATTTTTGGAAGTTTATCACAACTTGCAGAGAATTTATTACAAAGGAAAAGTTGAAGCTGATAGAACGCAAGAAAGATTTTTGACAGGTTGGCTAAACAGAATTCAGAGAAAGGAGGAATATTTGAAAGATTGGGATAAGGAAAATGTAGATACTGAAAATAAGAAATATTCTTTTACTCAATCAAGTTTGGATAAAATGAAAAAGGTACATCCAAAACTAATCGAAGTAATGAAAGCTGCAATTGAAAATAGCCCATTTGATTTTAGAATAACAGACGGAGCTAGGACAACGGAAGAACAATTTGCTCTGTATCAAATCGGAAGAAGTAAGCCAGGTAGAATTGTAACAAATTGTGATGGAAAAAGAGCAAAATCAAACCATCAAATCAAATCTGATGGATATGGTCACGCTGTTGACATTTTCCCTTGTGGAGTTATCGAAAATGGAGAATATAGAAAATTCACATCTGCTGAGGGGTATGATGAGAAAAAGTTGAAATTGATTGCTGATCATATCCTAGCAGTAGCAAAATCCAAAAATGTAAATATTGAATGGGGTGGAAACTGGAAAATGAACGATACGCCACATTTTGAACTAAAGTAATGTACAAATGTCTTGAATACAAGCCGAATATGAGCGTTAAAAATAATTTTGGATAAATAAGGTTAGCTAGCAAGCACAAATTGATTGTAAGGCTTGCTGGATAGCTTAAAATTGATATTAATTAAAATAAGAAAAGGGAGAGATAAAATGAACACAATAACAAAAATTTATATTCTAAACAAGGCAAAGGAATTGATTTTAAAAGGAATTTACAAGGTTGAGATAGTAGAAAAGGCAAAAAAAGGAATTGAAAAACTGGACGCTGTGGCAGATGGATTTTGGGATAAACTAAGAGAGTATGTAAGAAAAGAAAAAGAAATTGATAGAAAGTTTATCCCGAACTTTGCTGAAGAAATCGGAGAGGAAATTTTGGAACAAGGGATTGAAATTTTATCAAAAGAATTTGACATAAAGACAATGATTCAAAAGGCATTTGACGTTGAGAAAAAAGAAAATCCAAAAATATTTTAAGAGCAACAACAGGAGAGCAGGAATGTTTTTTAAAGAAATTAGTGATTTAGGTGCTTTAGTGGTTATATGTGGAATATTCTTATATTTCGTAAAGAAAATTTTTGACCTGGTAATAAACGATATTAAAAACAGCTATGAAAAAATAATCAGTGAATTACAACATGCTGAAGCAGGGCGGGCAGTTCTTATAGCAGGGAATGAAAAACTTATAGAAGTTCTTAACAGGTTAGAAAGTAGATTAAGAACGGAAAAAATAACAGGAGAGGCACTTGGGATAATGCTTAATACTAAAGGAAGTCAAATGTGTCTTTGTATAAAGAATGAAGCGATAGATATAATTAATACAAACAGTATTGATAAAAATTGGGATTCTATAGAAAATGAAATGGATAATCTTTATGATGATAAAATATTAAAATTTCAGAAAGAATATCATAATTTAATGGAATTCGACACGTTTTCAGAAATTAATAAACAGTTTATTGTAGAGCTTGAGAAGTCAAAAGATGGAATAATATCAATATTGTCAAATTTAAAAGAGGCACGGGAGCTTATGGATTATAGAATAGCGATAAGAAGAGTGAGTGCTGTTATGGATAAGACTAAAAAGAATATGCACAAGATAATAGCAGAAATAACAAATGAAGAATAGTCAGAAATGGTTATCTTTATTTGGAATAAAAAAGTCACAATATTTTTAAAATAAAGTGGTAAAAAAATACGAAAATTTTAAATCTCCAACATCATTAAAATATCTTATCTATATTTTATAAAAAAGTTATTGGTAAAATATAAAACATGTTGTATAATAGTCTTGTGAAAGGAGAGGAAATGAGAAAAATAAAACAAAAGAACGATTTTGCAAAAAAGAATTATAGACATTTTTTAGTAAGTGAAATAAAAAAGGAATTCGGAAATGATGCTAAAAAATATATAGATTGGGAACTAGGAGTACTGGAAACAGGATTAAAAATGACAGGAAATATCGAAATGTTAAATATTTTAAATAAATATAGAAGCAATTTAATAGAAACAATATTATCTAAAGATAATGAAATTGTGCAAAACGTAATGGCAAGTACTCTAGGTGATTATAGAGAAATGGAGAAAAATAGCAACTAAATATGATAATAACAAAAGAGGCTGAAATATGCCTCTTTTTGAATTTTAGTACCTTTTTAGTACTTTTACATTTTATTGATATTGTCAAAGTAAATAAACAACGCATTAAAATTAATTTTATTGATTATTCCCACTCAATTGTTCCAGGTGGCTTAGAAGAAATATCATACACAATTCTATTGATTCCATTTACTTTGTTTATAATCTTGTTTGACACTTCTTCCAAAAATTCATAAGGCAATTTTGACCAAGTGGCTGTCATAAAGTCGATTGTATTTACTGAACGAATAGCGGCTACAAATTCATAAGTTCTTTGATCTCCCATTACCCCGACAGTTTTTACAGGTAACAATGTTACAAATGCTTGATCTACTTTATCATAAAGCCCTTTTTCCATCAATTCAGTAATGAAAATGTCATCAGCTTCCTGAAGAATTTTTACTTTGTCAGGCGTTACTTCTCCAATTACACGGATTCCAAGTCCTGGACCTGGGAATGGATGTCTTTTTATAATTGTGTCAGGAAGTCCAAGTTCGTGTCCTACTTTTCTAACTTCATCCTTAAATAATTCCTTTAAAGGTTCCAATAACTCAAATTGCAAGTCTTCTGGCAATCCTCCAACATTGTGGTGAGATTTTATTGTGTGGGAAGGTCCTTTTATAGACTGAGATTCAATAACATCTGGATAAATTGTTCCCTGTGCCAAAAATTTTGCACCTTCTTGACCTTTAAGTTTTCTAATTTCTTCGTTAAATACTTCAATAAATTCATTTCCAATAATTTTTCTTTTAGCTTCAGGTTCATCTACACCTTTTAATTTATTTAGAAATCTGTCTTTTGCATCAACAAATACAATATTCAAGTCAAAATGTTCCTTGTAGTATTCTAATACTTTTTTTCCTTCATCTTTTCTCAAAAGTCCAGTATCTACAAACATGCAAGTAAGCTGATGTCCAATTGCATTGTTAATAAGAACTGCGGCAACTGATGAATCTACACCTCCAGAAAGTGCAAGAAGCACGTGTTCATCTCCAACAGTTTCCTTTATAAATTTTGTCTTTTCAGCAATAAAACTTGAAATTTTCCAATTTTTTTCACATTTGCAAATGTTAAATACAAAATTTTCCAAAATTTGAGTTCCACATTCAGAATGAACTACTTCTGGATGGAATTGCAATGCATAAATTCCATTGTTATTTGTAATTGCTGCAATTGAAGAATCTGTTTTTGCAATTACTTCAAAACCTTTTGGCAATTCTGTGATGTGGTCATTGTGGCTCATCCAGATGTTAGAAGATTTTTTAACTCCTGTAAATAATGGATTATCATTATTTCCCACTTCCAAGACAGCTTTTCCAAATTCCCTCGAATCAGCTTTTTCAACTTTTCCGCCATTTAAATGCGTAATTAGCTGCATTCCGTAACAGATTCCCAGAATAGGAAGATTTAGGTTAAATACTTCAGGATTTACAGTTGGAGCATCTTTTTCGTAAACTGAAGCAGGCCCTCCAGAAAATATAATCCCTTTTACCTTTTCTTTCCCGCTTTTTATTTTCTCAATATCAATTAAAGGCACAATTTCGCAATAAACTTCCATTTCTCTAATTCTTCTAGCAATTAGCTGGCTATATTGTGAACCAAAATCGATAATAATAATTTTTTCCTTCACTTTTCACCTCTATATATTAAATTTTTTTTATAAAACATAATTCTACATAAATATTTTATCATTATTTTTAAGTTTTTTCTATATATTTTTACATTAATTTTTCTTTTGATATGTAAATATGAAATGCATTGTTTTTTTATGAAATTTTATATTAAAAAAATAGATTTATTCATCAATTCAAAATTTATATTTATAAAATTAATAAATAAATCTATTTAATAAAAAAATCTTCCTTTTTTATAATTCTCTGATTACTGCTTCCCCTAAATTTTATTTTTGGATCATAAAGTTCCTTTACAAACCGCCCATCAACTAGCACATCCACATATTCAAGGCATTTTTTCCGCAATTCATCACAGCGAATCTGTTCAATCGTATAACCTGTATAAAGCCATATATTCTTTCCTGTCTTTTCCTTCAAAAATTTCAGAACTTTTAACATATCTATTGGATTAAAGAGAGGATCGCCACCAGTTATTGTAATTCCATCAAGAAGAGTATTTTCATTTATTTCCTTGGCAATTTTTTCTAAAATTTCATAAGTTAAAGTATTTCCGTGATTTGGATTCCATGAATATTCATTATGGCAGCCAGGGCAGGCATGAGAACAGCCAGCAAAGTAAAGTGAATAACGAAGACCGACACCGTCAACGATTGTTTCCTTGTAAGTTGTTAAGATTTTCAATGTAAAATCATTTTTTGGAGTTTTTGAAAATTTTTTTTCTAAAATTTTTTCTTTTTCTGTCTTTAGTTTATTCACTTTAAATTACCTCGCTATTATATAATATATTTATTTTATACCATGTTTTACCCTGTCATGTTCTTCAGCTTGCTTAGCGCTGTTCCAACTGTCTAAATCTCCTGTCAGATAGCCTGTTATTCTTCTAATTCTAGAAATATTATGACTTCCGCAAATTGGGCATTTATCATAAATTATTGCTTCTGTTCCACAATCTCTGCATCTGTCAACTGGATGGTTTATTGAACCGTAACCAATTCCAGAATCCTTCATAACCTTTACGATTTTTAACATGACACCTATATTTTTTCGTGCTTCCCCATCTAATTCCACATAGGTAATATGTCCACCTCTTGTCAATTTATGAAATGGAGCTTCCTTTCTAATTTTATCAAAAAGGCTAATTTCCTTTTTTACATCAATGTGAAATGAATTTACATAATAATCTCTATCTGTCACATTCTTGATTACACCAAATTCATCCCTGTCAATACGTAAAAATCTTCCTGCCAAACTTTCTGCCGGAGTTGCCAAAATTGAATAGTTCAAATGATACTTATCTCTAAATTCATCTGCAACTTTCCCCATTTTTTCAATCGTATCATAAAGCACATTATAAGCAACTTCACTTGTTCCATGTTCCGCATCAAACAAAGCATACATCGCATTTGCCCCTCCAACAAAACCAATTGAAAGAGAACCTGTATTTATCGTATCTCCAACTTCATCATTTCCATCCTTTTCGCCAAGTCCTTTCCATAAATTATTGCTTCTCATAAATGGAAATTGTTTTGCCAAAGCTGTTCTTTGGAAATTGTAACGTTCATAAAGCTGATCTCCAACTAAATATGTTGCTTCCAGCACTCTTTTTTGAAATTCTTCTGTCAAAAGTTCAATTTTTTTATTATTTTTTTCTTCTTCATTCACAAATTTTCCATCTTTTTCCATTTCTGCAATCTCTTTTTCTACATTTTTTCTAGTCAAAATCGCAATTCTGGGGAAATTAATACTTGTAAAAGACAAGTTCCCACGTCCAAGGCTAGTTTTTTCACCATTTACATTTTCAAATACACGTGTTCGGCAGCCCATTGTTGCAATTTCATATTTATATCTTTCAGGATCATCCATTCTCCATTTTTCGTGTTTGTTAAATTCTGAATCTAAAAATACAAAGTTTGGAAATAATCTTCTGCTTGAAGTTTCACAAGATAATAATAGCAAATCGAAATTTGGTGTTTCAAAAAGTGATTTTTTATTTTCTGAATTATCATCATAAGAAATTTTTTGTTTTTTTACAGTTTCTA